ACGGACGTAACGTGCTTTACATTACAATGGAGATGGCAGAGGAGAAAATTGCTGAACGTATTGATGCAAACCTTCTCAACGTACCCATCCAGGAGATAAGTGGTCTTCCTAAGATGATTTTTGAGAATAAGGTGACAAATCTTTCAAAGAAGACACAAGGTCAACTAATTATTAAGGAGTACCCTACAGCATCAGCACACAGTGGACACTTTAGAGCACTTCTTAATGAGCTTGCACTTAAGAAATCATTTAGACCTGATATTATTTTCATTGATTACCTTAATATATGTGCTTCCTCACGATATCGCGGTAATCTTTCTGTCAATTCATATTCGTATATTAAGGCTATTGCAGAGGAGCTTAGAGGATTGGCTGTTGAAGCAAACGTCCCTGTCGTATCTGCCACGCAGACCACTCGTTCTGGTTATGGTAGCTCTGATGTTGAGCTTACTGATACAAGTGAGTCCTTTGGTCTCCCTGCTACTGCTGATCTTATGTTTGCCCTTATCTCTTCTGAGGAGCTCGAGAATCTAGGTCAGATTATGGTCAAGCAATTGAAGAACCGATACAATGACCCTACGATGAATAAGAGGTTTGTTGTTGGTATCGATCGTGCCAAGATGCGTCTCTATGATTGTGAGCAGTCAGCACAGGACGATATTCTTGACAGTGGGCAGGATGAGGAGTATAATAATGAAGAACACAATGTTAAGAAATCATTTGAAGGATTCAAATTCTGACCTAGTAAGAACAGACATCCCTCATTACTACGAGATGACTTTGCCTAACGGGTCGAAACGTCATTGTGGAACACTGAGAGATGTTGAATGTATCCTAAGCATATATCCAGATGCGGTCTATGCTAAGATACTCCTCCCACATCCACCACAAACAGTGGATGTTCCATATGTACGGGTTGCTCCTGATTTGGAACTACCTATGCAACAAATCCTACCCGAATCTCAACTAGAACCACTTGAATTAGAACTATGAGTAACGTTGACACTAAAAAATACCTGGAGTTTGTCGATGCAGTCACGTCAAATGAAAGTAAAGACTATGAAAGTTTCATTGCTCGACTTGAAACTCTTGAAGAAGAAGACTTTCCTACCGAGCGACTGCTTACTGCTGCTGTAGGTATGTCTGCCGAAGCAGGTGAGTTTACTGAAATCATTAAGAAGACTATCTTCCAAGGCAAACCAGTAACTGAAGAGAACCTGTTTCATCTGAAACGTGAACTGGGTGACATCATGTGGTATGTTGCTCAAGCATGTATGGGTCTTGGCACTTCTCTCGATGAAATCATGGAGATGAATGTTGAGAAACTAGTTGCACGTTATCCTGGTGGTGAGTTTGATGTCCACTATTCTGAAAATCGTAAAGAGGGAGACCTATGACTGCACAACAAGAACATCTGAAAAATCTAATTAACCAATACAACGATCTGTCAAGGGAAATTAAAGATAAAAGGGAAACCCTACTTAAAGTTCAAGGTGCAATTGAGTATCTTAACCAAATTGGAGTTAACCTTGAAGAAGAACCCAAAGAAGATCCAGTAGAGGAGTCAACAGAAGAATGAGTAAAAAGTCAAAGAAAAACTCAAAAGGAGATACTTGGGAGTGGGAAGAAACTCCTGAGATGCGTGAAGCATTAGAACGACTGCATCAAAACATTCGTGACCTTGAAAAAGAGCAAGGTAAAAAAAATAGTGATTATGGAGTAGGAAAATGAAAACACTTACAGTAGAAGATTACAAAGCAGCAGGTGATGAGTTTTTCCCCAAGTATTGGTATATTGCCAAGGAACTTGGAGAGGATGCAAAACCTGAAGACATTCTAAAAGTTATGGAAGCAGTCGGTGGAGTTGCTCTCAAGAAAGCACTAGAAGATAAACTTTCTGGTCCATTCGGTTTCAATAAGAAAAAGGAGGAAGAAAATGCTGGGCAGTCTTGATCCTGAAGAACGTGTGATGGCAGAGGAAAAAGCACAAAAAGAAAATCATCTAGCAGCAAAACGTAAAGCAATTGCAGTATGTAATCAAGGTGTAGTTCAAAAACTGTATGATGTAATCTCAGAACTTGGTTGGGATTGTTATGATAATGTCACCGTTGAAATTGGTGGCACTCAAGTCTCAGGTATTGATGTTGGTGAAGAGTATAACAAGAAGTGGCAATCACCTATTGGTACTCGTAAGTATAATAAAGATGCTTTTATCATCATCAAGAATCAAGATCGTAGAGATCTAACTAAGTCCGAACCTTTTGCTGAAGGAGAGTTTAAACCGCAACATCCTTATAAATAAAAGAAAAGTGTTTACATAAAGATGGACAGCAAGACCTTTAACTCTCTTTCTGAAGCATATGCTGCAATTTACAGTGAAACTGTAGATGAAACATATACAGTTACTGCTGCTGACAAGAAAGGTAACACCAAAGCATATCAGAACTACAAAGCTGGTATGAAGAAGAAAGACGGCACCCCAATGTATAAGGCTGCTGACCATATGAAGGAAGGTGTTCGTGATGTAGATCCTGAGAAAGGAACTGCAGAACGTAAGGCAAAGTTAGAGAAAAAACGTGGGATGAAACTTGATGATCATCCTCAATATAAGAAAGAAGAAGTTGAGAACGTAGAAGAACTCTATAAGGGTAAGCACGGTCAGTCTGAGAAAGAGTATCAGGACAGTCGTTCTGATGCAGGCAAGATGATCTCTGGTGATTCTAAAACCAGTGGTGCTGCATACTCTGCCCGTGGTGTAAAGAACACTGGACCTAATCCTGCAGGTGGATCTAAGAAACCTCAGGCACAAGGTCGCATGGGTGCTAAAGACAGAGAGTATCTTGCTTATCGTAAGGCAAATCTAAAGAAAGAAGAACTTGAAGCATCAGGTCTCTTTACAGAAGAGGAGATCAATGCTATCCTAGAGGCTGATGAGCAGTTTGATGAAGCAATGAGTTCTTACGACCGCAATCGCAAGAGAGCAGCACAAAGAGCAGCAGCAAGAAATGCTGCCAGAGATGCTGGTAAGACTGGTGTAGTTCCTGGTGTAGGATATGTAACTCCAAGAAGAGAGAAAGAAACTTATACCGATGAGAAAGGAACAACCCGTCATAAGTCAGGAGCAAAGATGCCTTGAGCATCTTGACATCTGAATTGAATTTCTATATAATGATTACATCGGGGAATTAGCTCAGTTGGTAGAGCACCTGCTTTGCAAGCAGGGAGTCAGGAGTTCGAGTCTCCTATTCTCCATAAATAAAAATAAAAAATGGCAACAGTAGCAGAGACATTACTTGCCCTGAACGAAATACTTGATGGATATGACACTGAGGTCAAGAATGCTGGACCTAGAGTGACGACTCTTCTTGTTCGCACAAAAGAGAGATCTGAAGCAAGAGAAGATATCAAGCAACAATTTAAGAAGAAAGGTATAAAGGCAGAGCAAATTAAAGTTCCTGGATCTACCTTTGAAGGTTTGAGGGTATCTGAGAGTACATCATCTTATTTAAATATTGTATTCAAACCAACCAAGGGTGGAGGATCTGGTGCGGGTGCTGCTGTTACTAAGATGGCAGAATCTGCACAAGCAGTTTATGCTGCTGTAGCATTTGGTCTTGGTAGAAAGATAACTCATTCAGATATCACTCCAGATAATGTCAATTCAAACAAAGATAAGTTTGATGTTGATGAAAATATTGAAAAGATCTTGAATGAACTTCCTGATGATTGGATTGAGTCTTCGGTTCTTGGTGCCAATGAGTTGTGGGAGAAATTCAAAGGTATCAAATCTGGAATAGTATTTCATAGAGGATCAAAGACTGTAGATCATATTGAAAATCAATTCAAAAGAATTAAAAAGATTGAAGGTGTCAGAGTTGATATCAATAAGTGGTCTCCTGCAGATATCTATGTAACAACACCAAAGTATGATCCTAAGTGTTTAGAGGATGAGAAATCAATCAAGGGATTGAATCAGTGTATGAATGAGAGAATAGATCCAAAAGATCCAAAGATGTTTGGAGTATCTCTTAAGAAGATGTCCAGAACTTCTAATCTGAAGATTCTAAATTTTGATAAAAAGGATTCTTTGGAAAAAGAGTTTTCTGGATTTACTATGAACTCTAATAGTATTGACACCTATTTAAATTTTAGTGATGGAACTAAAATTCAATTTAGATCTTTTGGTGGTGCTACTGCACTAACTGGGTGGCAAGGAGAAGTGAAGGGAACCAAAGCAAATCAAGGAAAGATATCTTTAGGTCCAGTCAATATACTTTTTAAGATGCACGGTGTTCCTCAAATTGATCCAACATATGCCAGACAGATAAAATCCGATCCACAGAAAATTATAAATTATGTCACCAAAGGATTGAAAGAATATGCAAATGATTATTCCGATGAAAAGTTTGCTAAATTACAACTAGAGAAGACTAAGAAAAAACAGTTTGATTCTTGGTTGTATTCAAAAGTTCATTGTATTGCAATCATGAATGCCATTAATGGTATAAAAAATACTGAAAAACAAAAGCAAGTTTGTGAAGATCTTTATCTCTATGCAAACTCTAGATCATCATTATCAGCCCCGTACTGGAAACTGGAATAAATAATACATAAGGACTAATAATATAAATGAAAAGTTTTCTACAGTTCCTAAAAGAAGCAGGTGAGGGTGCCTCAGCACAGGCAAAGAAACTCAACCTCAAGAGTGACGGTCACGGTGGTTGGTATGACTCCCGTGGAGAATTTGTTGCGAAAACTGAAGGTGGTAAACTAAAGTTCTACGATAAGAACCAGAAGGTTGGTAAGAAAGACGGCAATCAGAATACAAATCAGGTTGCACAGAAGCAAGACGAAACTAAAAAGAAGCAGAGTAAAGAAGAACCTAAAGGTAGTTCTAAGAAAGAAGCACCACCAGAAGAAGGTGGAGAAGAGCAGTCTGATACACTAACTGTAGTGTTTGGTAGATTTAATCCACCAACAGTGGGACATGAAAAACTTCTAAGCATGGCAAAGAAGTCATCTGCTGGTGGAGACTTCAAAGTCTATCCTTCACGTTCTCAGGATGCTAAGAAAAATCCTCTTGATCCTGATATGAAGATTTCATTTATGAAGAAGATGTTCTCTGATTATGAAGAGAATATCATCAATGATCCTGATATGAAAAATATCTTTGATGTTCTTGTCACTGCAAATGAAGATGGATATGGAAACGTAAATATTGTTGTTGGTTCAGATCGTCAAGCAGAGTTTGAGAATCTTGCTCAGAAGTATAATGGTCAACTCTATGAGTTTGATTTGATTCGTGTGATTTCTGCTGGTGTTCGTGATGCTGATGCTGAAGGTGTGGAAGGAATGTCTGCATCCAAGATGCGTAAGGCAGTTATTGATGATGACTTTGAATCATTCCGTAGAGGAACACCAAAGAAACTTGATGATGGTGATACTCAAGCACTCTTCAATGCAGTTCGTACTGGTATGAAGTTGAAGAAGAAAGCAAAAGTCACTGCAGAGATGTGGCAAGTTGCACCTAAACTTGATCCTAAAGGTTTGCGTGAGCAGTATGTCAGTGAGAGGATATTCAGAATTGGTGATATTGTAGAGAACCTAAACACTGGAATGATTGGTGAGATCATTCGTAGAGGAACAAATCATCTCATCTGTGTTACCAAAGAGAACTTCATGTTCAAGTCTTGGGTTAAGGATGTAATGGAAGCAGTTGTAAACTATCCTGGTCCTTCTGGTGTATCTGGTCCAGAAAGAGAAGTCGGAACTGACGCACTCAGAAAGTATACTGAGAGAATGACTGGCACTAGTGCTATCAAGAATTTCATAAATAAGTATAAGGCTAAAAAGTAAGATCTTATACTCATGACTCATCTCAACGATATCTCCAAGGTATACATGGAGAAGGTTGCTAAACCTGACTTTCTTGACTTAGACAAGGATGGTAATAAGAAAGAGCCTATGAAAAAGGCAGCCGTTGAAGCACCTAAAGAAAGGTTGAAGACTGATCGTGATGGATATCGTGTTCCTAAAAAAGATGCTGATGCTGCTAGAGAAAGACTACTAGCAAAAGCAAGAGCAAAACGTGCAAAGATGTCTGAGGCACTTGATCCTGTAGGTAAGGAAGATGCTGACGTTGATAATGACGGTAAGAAGAATACTAAGTCTGATAAGTATCTTCTAAATCGTCGTAAGGCAATTGGCAAAGCAATGAAGGAAGGAACCAGTAAGGACATTGAAGTTCCATCCAAAGATCTTGTAAAACTTGCAAAGAGAGCAGCAAAGAGAATTGACACCAACGTAAGTGGTGATGTCAATAAGAAAGATAAGTCAATGGGTGACTATGGTGAATTTGTTCCTACACCAGATGGTAGGAAAGTAACTACTATTGCAAAAGAAGGATATTCAAACTGGAGAGACGATCTTCGTGAAGTTGTTGGTGAAAATGGTGAAGAACAAAAGCAAGTAAAAGAAAAGAACGTAAAGAATACTATTAAGATTAATCCTAAGATTTCTGAGGAAGTTGAGATCCTAGAAAGCACTGAGATGGATGAAGTAGATCTTGCTGCTTACACTGTATATGATGAACTCCTTCAAGAAGGATTTGATGTATATGATGTAGAAGATGCTATTGAGTATGCAATTATTGAAGCAAAAGTAACTTATGGTCATGACACTGAGAAACCACATGAGAAAGATACTTCTGCAGGTCGCATGATAAAGGCAGTTGGTAGACTTGCAAGACAGAAACTTAAGTCTGCTGGTAAGAAAGCAAAACTAAAGTCTGCTCAGGCACAGGTTGCTGCTTACAATAAGGGTAGAGAAGTCAAGCAAAAAGCAGGTGACAAAGTAAGAGGTGCAAAGGCTGGCATCAAAGGAAAGATTAAAAAGGCAGCACAGAAAGTTGTTGACCGTATGAGTGAAGAGACTGAAGTTCAAGAGACTGCAATGCAAATGTCTCCTGCAGAAGTTGCTCTACAGAAGAAGAAAGCAACTGTCGATCAACAAATTGCTATGAAAAGAAAGCAGGCTTTGACTAAGATTAAGAAGCAACCTGAGCAAGATGTGAAGGAAGGCAGAGCAGAAGATGCACAAGCATCTCTAGCAAAGGTCAAGGCACGTCAGAAAGTTCTCGATGCACATGAGAAAAAGACTGGCAAGAAACTTGACATCTCTAAGACACCTGAGCACAAGGACCACAAGAAAAACTTCCCTGGTGCTAAACGCACTGGTAAGAAGGTTAAGGGTCAGAAAGAGACTCCTCAGGAAACACAAAACAGAAGGATTAATAAATCAACTTCTCGTATTGTCAAGCATGGTTACACTTCTAAAGAAAAGAAAGAAGTTCAGTCAATGGCAAAGCACGCATCTAGATTTGACTGATCATGCCAGCAGTATCTAAAGCACAGCAACGGTTCATGGGTATGGTCCATGCCGTGAAAAAGGGAGATATGGCAGCACCTTCTCCCGAAGTTGCTCAAGCAGCAGCATCAATGAAGAAGAAAGATGCGAAAGATTTTGCATCAACAAA